CGCCACGAGCGGGCCGTGCCCCGCCTGACAGCCGCCCAGACGATGCAGGACGGGCGAACGTTCCGGACGTGGTGCAGCTTGCCACGCCTGGGAAACGGCCTGTACAAGCTCTGTAAAGCCCTTGCAATAGCGGTGTTATGCGCCGCCTATTCCGTGACGGCACTAGCAAGCCAATACAAGCCGATAATATAGGAAGATGGCAAATGATACCATAGAAAAATAAACCGCTTAGAATGCCGCTAGAGCCGTCACACGGGAACGGCATAAAAATACCCGCCACGATGGGCGGGTGATAGGAAGCAAGGAAAAGCCCCCGGAAAAATCCGGGGGCCTATGCTTATTTGCTGTTTTTAAGGATTTCCGTCAAAACCATAAACGGGAAAAGGAGAATCACGATTAACGCCACGGTTACACCCCCATTTCTGCGAAAGCTGCCAACTCGGCGGCGATATTTTCGGGTGTGTCAGCGAATTTTTCAAGCCAAGATTGGAAATGGCCGGATAAATAGCTTTCCAGGTTTTCCAGGCTATCCGGATTTTCTGCAAGGCGTTTTATTGCCTTGCAGAATTCGGTGGCTTCCTGTCCATAAGTTTTTTTGTTAGCCATGCGTTACACCCCCCATCTATCCGGGGTATGCCATACCCTGTCACCGTATGATTTGACCGCCACGGGGGCAGCCCCAAACCGGGGCGCATAGCCGGAACCGTAGAAGTTTTCTACCGGCATCACGTCATCGGCGGCATATATCGCCGGGATATGCCAACCTTGCCAGTTGTCCCAATACTCGGCGGACTTGCTAGCCAGGATTTTTGCGGCGTGCAAACTGTCCGCAAATCCGTAAAAATAAGATTGATATTGACCGCCGATAATTGCGTATTTACATGTTTTCATAACTTTTTACCCCCTTGTTTGCCGCAATTCGTGAATCAGCTCTTGCAATTCTTGCAATTTCAGCTCTTGCGTTTTTGTTAGGTTTTTGTTGTTCCACCTGAAATAATCGAAAATGCAATCAATTTCCCGGATAATGTCACTATATTTCATGGTTTACCCCCCTATCACATAGCCCCAGCCGGGGCGAAAGCTGCAATCATAACCGCCACAAAAGCGGCCCAGAATGTTAGATTAACCATTGTCGGTACCATCAAAAGTCTGTGTCGGTGGTTCTGAAAATGTAGGTTTTCATGGTTTATACCCCCATTCTAATGCATTCATCAAACGGGATTTTATACCCGTCAACCCTAAAAAATGCGCTGCCCGTTATGGGATAGTAGATTTTACAATGATGGAAACGCTTTACATTTTTTCCATTAACCCAACTACCACCCCAACAACCGGACACACAATAAACGTAATCGGTTACTCCGTATTCAATGCCCTTTATTTCAAGTCCACCCAAACCGGAATAATAAGCGATGGATTCACGATTCATGCAATATTCTTTTTTAGCCATTATCGGCACCCCCCGTCCATTAAAATGCGGGAATAAATCCCGGATACCAGGCGGGCGGCCTGGTTTAATGCTCTGGCTTGCGTATCAAGCCATTCTTCCCGGCTGTTCGGCCTGCGCTCCCCGCCACGGGTTTTTTTGAGTTCCGACGGACAGCAAAGCCGTTCGGCGATGTCGGCGTTGTAAATCAGGCTTGACCCGCCCCAACTGTATTGGCTCCAGTCCTGCGCCCCGTTCAACATCCATTCCCGGCACTCTTTGCCCGGTTCGGGGTTCCGGCCCTCATATTCTGCCCGTTCTTTGAGTTCTTCCACCAGGTCAAAAGCGTATGTGGTAACGCCTTTTTCCCAGGCGCTCCGGTCGTCACGGGCGTTTAGGTTGTTATTTATGCGGGTGTAAATGTCGGCATCTTCCCACCATTCGGGCACATATTCGGCATCAATTCCCCGGATAGCTTCTAGGCCGTCTTGGCACACTATTTCATCTAAAACCGCATAGTAGACCGCCAAAAGGTTTTCTCTCGTGGCCCGGCTTTTTGGTGCAATGTGGGCGTGACGGGTGCCATACAACCCGGACCATTCCACCCATACATTATTTTGGGTCAATACGGTGACGGGGTTTGCGCTTTCGATGGTGTAAACGGCGTTAGTTAAGGCCTGCTTATCAATGTTGTTAATGCGGTCAATAATTTCTTGCTTCGTCATTTTTATATCCCCCTTGTTTTTTGTGTGGGGGCCTGTTATAATAATCAGGCCCCTATTTGTTGTTCTGTTCGGGCTGCCCTGGTACGGTCTGATTCACCGTGCCGGGGCTTTTTGTTTGGTTGGTTGATTTACATTTATTATTATATACATATAATCGTAAATGTCAAGCATTATTTTACGATTTTTCAAGAAAAATTGTAAATCCATAGGCCAGGCGGGTTTCCGGTCCAGGCCGGGAGGCCCCAGCAGCAGGCCCCGGGGGCGGGGGATATGGCCGGGCAGATTCAGCGGGGGGTTAGCCCCGTAAATACCCGCAAATTCAAAAAGCCCCTTCCCTATTCAATTCGCAAGTGGCAAATGGCTCTTGACGCTCAAAAATCGCGCAAAATATAAAAAGGCCCAAAACGAATTTTATAAAAGCGACCTTCGGGCGCAGACAGTCTTTTTCAAAAATTCCGGCAAAAACAAAAAAGGCGATGCTTATTTGTGCATTATTACAATTGACAAATAATTGTAAATCGGCTATTATACAGAAAACAAGATGTACGGAGGCGGTAGCTATGTACGAGATGAAAAAGGCGTGCGTTTATACCAGGGTATCGACAGAAGCCCAGGGTGAGGACGGGAAAGTGTCTTTGCCGGAGCAGGAGCGTATGGCGAAAGCCTGTATTGAAAGCAAGGGCTGGAAATATGTAAAGACCTACGAGGACAACGGATATACCGGCAGGAACACGAACCGTCCGGGACTTCAGGAAATGCTTCGGGATATTCGGGCCGGGAAAATTGAGGCCATTGTCATTTTCAAGCTGGACCGTCTTTCCAGAAAGCAGCGGGACACCCTTGCCATTGTAGAAGACGACCTGCTGGCGAATGGAGTTGACCTTGTAAGCCTGAATGAAACCCTCGACACAACTACCCCGTGGGGACGGGCCATGATCGGCATTCTGTCTTCCTTCAACCAGTTGGAGAGCGACAATATCGCCCTGCGTACTACGATGGGACGGTATGCCACAGCCAGAGAGGGCGGATATGCCGGGGGGAAGCCTCCGCTTGGATATCGGGCCGAAAACGGGCAGCTTGTTGTTGTGCCGGAAGAAGCGGAAATTGTCAAAAAGGTCTTTGAACTGAGGAATCAAGGCTGTACGCTCCAGGGAATTGCCGACAAGCTGAATGAGCTTGGTTACCGGAGCAAAAAGGGCAAGGAGTTCAAGCATTCCGCGGTCCAGACGATTCTCGGAAACGAGGATACCTATAGAGGAAATTATCGGTACGGGAAAGAAATGTGTGAGAATACGCACGAAGCGATTCTAAAGGGGTGAGGTGGGCACGTGAAGAAGAACGATGGGGGCTGTTTGGTTGCCGTTCTCATTGTGGGGCTTCCTCTGTACCTTCTTTTTACATATTGGCCGTATATAGCTCTCTTTGCGGTGATTATCGTTGCAGTGGTCATCATCTGTGTTATTGCAAATTCAGCGTATGTGTCTGCACAGTTAAAAAATGTTCAGTATGCGGTCATCGTCGGAAAAACAAGGGTGATGACAACCAAAAGCAGGCCGTCCGGGTATTCCATCAGCAGCAGAGGGAATATTCGTGCATATTGGAGGTTCCGAAACGAGCTTGACCACATAGAAATCGAGTTCGAGGTCCACTACGAAAATGGCGAGGTCCGGCGCATAACGGCGAATGAGAATTCTTCACTGTATAACGGTTTGATGCCATATGTAGGGATAAAACCGAAGCCGCCGATTCCGAATCTTGCACCTCCACCCCCAATTGTGGAGCCGCCAAAACCAGTAGAGATTTCTCCGCCAAAGGAGCCGATTAAGCATATGGATGAAGTAAAAACGCTTCCAGAAGCAAAACCAGCGGAACAGCCAAAGCCCAAGAGGAAAGAAGAAAAGCACTTTGCGGAAGTCCCCTTTGAGGTTGCACCCAATGAGTATAGTTTGGTAATTTCATATCCGTCATGCCAAATGATACGATGGGCAAGCGGGGAATATAGAATCGAAGTCCGTTTTGCTGTCAGCTACGACCCAACGGTAAAAGGAGTTCGGAATAGAGTCGTTACCTGTGCCACGGTTGACAGTTCCGGTAGGATGACGGAGGTCAGAAGAGACAATAAGGTACTGGATTTGTCCGGAAGCAGAATCATTGATATTATGTTTTGGGAGAATGCAGAGCAGGAACCAGCGAAGATCGTTGTCGGTATAGATCGGTACTATTAATAGGAGAGTTTGCCATGAAAAGTCTGCTATTCACCTTCACAACGAACATGACACCAGAAAAAGCCGCAGCCGCAATCAAGAATACAATCTCTCAAATGGGAGGAAGCACGAAAGGCCCAGACAGTAATTTTGTAGGAAGATTCCGTATTCCGAAAGGTTGGAAGCCTGCATTCCATACGATTCTGAAAAGCAAGTGCCGCTTTTACGTTGGGAAGAATGGGGTAAGAGCCGTTTTGAGAGCATCCGGTACAACTGGTATATGTGTCGGAGAGCACCAACCGATTGCGGAAGAGCGTGTGTGGGATGCATTTATCAGGATGTTTCTTTCGCTCTACCCTGAATGCGGAGCCAACATAGAACCTGGGAAAATCTGCTTTGACACAGTGAAGGTACAAGATGGGGAGGATATATACACATATTCTGCGACAACAAGGAGTACTCCTTCTATCGGTGGAGCCATTCTTGGCGGTGCTGTTGCTGGTGATGTTGGGGCATTGATCGGTGCATCTGCTGGCAGTTCAAAAACCGTTGCAACGGTAGTAGCAGAAAAGAACCCGAAGGTTCGCGTGATTGCTAGATATACGAACGGGTACAATCAGGACACAGAACTGTATAAAGGCTCACAGCGATACCATGAAATACTGGTGAATTTCTGATTTACCCCGTCTTCGTCATCCTCGAACTACTCCACCACAAATAGGAGGAATTCATGCAAGAATTTAGAGATTTAGGCCCACACCTCATCAATGTCACCAAGAGTGACGACCAAATGCCTGTCTACATTTTGGGGTTTGGCATTCGTTTCTCCGACCTGACTGACGACGAGAAAGAGGCCGCCTACTTTTCGCAACGGTATTTGGCAGAGAAATACGAAAAAGAAGCAAACCAATTGCGGAGAGAACTGGCGAAGAAAGAGCATCAAAAAGTCCGGGTATACGTCAAGAGAGCAAGAAAAAATAAATAATTTGTCAAGGAGGGGACGGCGTGAAACGAATTTGCAAATACTGTGGCAAGGAATACGACGGAGACCCTGGCTCCACTGCTTGCCCGGAGTGTGCGGAGCGGGTAAAGAAATCCGTGGTGAGAATTCGTGTATGCCGGGAATGCGGGAGAGAGTTCCCCGGGGGGCCGAGAGCTCGGTACTGTCCGGATTGCAGAGCAGAGCGGCGGAGGGAGTCTGATGCAAGGCACAAAAGGTCTGGCACCCAGCGCCCGCTTGGCAGCATGGACAAATGCACTGTATGCGGCAAGGAATACGTCGTGAAATCAGGCCTTCAGAAATATTGCCCTGAGTGCGCGCACGAGGCTGTTCGCTCCATCGACCGAAAGCAGTCTATCGAATGGCAGCAGAAGAATACAACGCCGGAACGTCGGAAAGCAGAAAGAAAAACAGCCGCCGCAGAGATTGAGTGCGTTGTATGCGGGAAGAAGTTCGTTCCCACATCGAGGACTACAACGTGCTCTGACGCTTGCAGGGGTCTGCTTGCAAAAAGAAATTGTGCTGAGTGGGAGAAACAAAATCGTGATCGGAGGAATCAATATCAGCGCGAACGGATAAATGCCAAAGAGGCCGCTATGTCACCGGAGGAATATCGGGCATACCGTGAGAAAATCAATAATAGATGGCGAGAAAACGAAAAGAAGCGCAAGCTTCGCCAAAACGAAAATGGAGGAACAGACAATGACTAAAGAAGAAATCGTAGCATCCGCCAATATCTTTGCAGAACTGCAAAGAGTATTGAAGAAGGACAAGGCAGCAGACGTGCAGAACGCCGCTATCTTCCCCATCAAGATGATGATTCTCTACAACAAGGAGGCGTTCGCAAGGCACGTGCTCACGGAGGAGACGCAGACCTATCTTGCGTCGCAGTATGACGCATTCACGCTGGATGATTTCAACGAGTGGATGGACAAGCCGCTGAGTTTGCCGGAGCAAGGCATCTGGCAGCTGGCGTACAGCAAGGCGAAGCATAAATAAAACGCCTCCCGCAAGGGCGGGAGGCAAGCCGAAGGGCTACTTACACAGAAATGTGTAGGTAGCCCTTATTTTTTATGAAACGAGGGGAAAACCACATGGATTATGGAAAATTATCTACCACCATTCTGGGGGCGATAGAGCGGAAACCAGAGGACATTGGAGCGTATAATGACTTATTCTCGGTCTGCCAAACATGGGCGCAGGAGGACTTCAAGGCGGCTCACAGGGCAAATAAGCGGCTACGGGATATGTGTTCGCAGAAAATGACCACGGTCTCCATGTCCAAGGTGGAGGGGTTCTACAGCCAGTGGAGGAGGAGCTTGCTATTTGAGGCTCCCTATGATTTTGACAGTTACTTGCTGTATGCCGAAATCAACAGGCAGGCAAAAAAACGGTTCTATCAGCCAAGGCGAGCCAAGCTAAAGCCGGTGGTCGATTCTCTGCAAGCACTGTGTGGGGATGATGAGCTGGATATGCTGGCGGTCAGCCTTCCCCCTGGTGTTGGTAAGACCACGCTTGCCGTGTTCCTGTTGACCTGGGTTGCGGGCCGTGACCCAAACAATCCGAACCTGACGGGCAGCCACTCCAATTCCTTTGTCCGTGGCGTGTATGATGAGTGTTTGCGGATATTTGACCCCAAGGGGGAATATCTATGGCATGATGTGTTCCCTACCGTCCAGGTCTCCAACACAAACGCCAAGGATTGCCGTATCGACCTGGACAAGCGGCAGCGGTTTGAAACGCTGGAATTTACCTCTATCGGAACAGGAAATGCAGGTCTGTACCGTGCGGCGAACTTGCTGTACTGTGATGACCTGGTATCCGGTATTGAGGTTGCTCTTTCCAAGGAACGGCTGGACAAGCTGTGGGAAATCTACACCACGGACTTGCGGCAGCGTAAAATCGGTGACAAGTGCAAGGAGCTTCACATTGCTACCCGGTGGAGCGTACATGATGTGATCGGACGGCTGGAACGAGAGTATGAGGGAAACCCAAGGGCAAAATTTATCCGGATTCCGGCCATGAACGAGGATGACGAGAGCAATTTTGACTATGAGTTCGGCGTGGGATTCTCCACCAAGTTCTACCGGGAGCAGCGGGACATTATGGATTCCGTCAGCTGGAAAGCACTGTATCAGAACCAGCCTATTGAGCGTGAGGGCCTTGTCTACCATGCGGAAGAACTGCGGCGGTTCTTTGAGCTACCGGAAGAAGAACCGGATGCGATTATCGGCATCTGCGATACCAAGGACAAGGGAACGGACTACGCTTTCCTGCCTGTGGGCTATGTGTATGGGCAGGATTATTACATCGGTGACTGTATCTGCGACAACGGGCTTCCTGATACCGTTGACATTCGCCTTGCGGATATTCTGGTACGGGACAAGGTGAAAATGTGCCGATTTGAAAGTAACTCCGCCGGACGGCGCATTGCGGAGAAGATTCAGGGCGAGGTCAAGCGGATGGGCGGCATCACCAATATTACCACCAAGTTCACCACGGCGAACAAAGAGACAAAGATCATCGTCAATTCTGCGTGGGTCAAGGAACATTGCCTTTTTCTGGACGAAAGCAAATACAAGCGGAACACGGACTACGGGCGCATGATGGATATGCTCTGCTCCTACACCATGGCGGGAAAAAACAAGAATGACGATGTGCCGGACGGCATGGCCATGTTTGCGGAGTTCGCCCAGAGCCTGAACGGGGCTGCGGTGGAGGTTTTTTCAAGGCCGTTCTAGCCGAAAACTCGCCAATGCTTTAGTGAACATAAATTCACTAGACAACCATTGGAGAATGTGATAGAATGATAAGAGAGAAATTCTAATGCTAGGGGGTGCGGAACACGGCAAGCAGACGATTATTCGGGCGCAGGGTGATTTATACCGAGGTAAATGAAATCCATAGCGGGAACGTGATCGATGTGCTGCAAAAGGCCCTGTTCACGCACCTGCAAAACCAGTCCGAAATTGACTACCTCTACCGCTACTACCGTGGCGATCAGCCGATTTTGTACCGGGAAAAGGAAGTCAGGCCGGAAATCAACAATATGGTGGTCGAGAACCGGGCGAATGAAATTGTTTCTTTTAAGACCGGGTATCTGGTTGGTGAGCCTGTGCAGTATGTCAGCCGGGGCGGCGAAAAGAGTATTGCCGATGAAGTCTTGCGGCTGAATGACTATATGCTTTCCGAGGATAAAGCCTCCAAGGACGAGGAATTGGTTGACTGGATGCACATCTGCGGAACGTCCTACCGTATGGCCATGCCGGACAGTATGGCAGACGTAGAGGAGGACGAAGCTCCCTTTGAAATCTTCACCCTTGACCCCCGGTATGCCTTTGTGGTGTACAGTGTGGGGCTGGGGCATAAGCCCATGATGGGTGTACGCTACGTCAAGAAAGAGGACGGAACGCTGGTATTCTCCTGCTGGACAGAGAACCAATACTTTGAAGTTCTCAACACTTGGAGCGTGGTTCACCAGGAAGACCAAATCCTGGGCATTCCCATTGTAGAATACCCGGCGAACAACGCACGTCTGGGGGCTTTTGAGATCGTCATCCCGTTGCTGGATGCCATCAACATGACGGAGAGCAACCGGGTGGACGGCGTTGAGCAGTTCATCCAGGCGTTGATTCTGTTCCACAATGTGGATATTGATGAAGAGAAGTTCCAGGCATTGAAAGAACTGGGCGGCCTCAAGTTCAAGGACATTGACGCTACTATGAAAGCGGAAATCACCTACTTAAACAGTGAGCTTAACCAGGCGCAGACACAGACCCTTGTGGACAGTATGTACGAAACGGTACTGACCATCTGCGGGATGCCGAACCGGAACGGCGGCACATCCACCAGCGACACCGGAACGGCGGTCATCATGCGGGACGGGTGGTCTGCCGCTGAATCCAGAGCAAAGGGCATGGAGCCGATATTCAAAAAGTCCGAAAAGGAGTTCTTGAAGCTGATTCTCCGCATTTGCCGGGACATGGGCGACCTAAGTTTGAAGCTTTCTGCCCTTGAAATCCGGTTTACCCGTAGAAATTACGAGAACATCGCCCAGAAGGTGACGGTGCTTACTCAAATGTTGGCTTGCAAGAAACTGGCTCCTGAACTGGCGTTTACCACATGTGGCGCATTCTCAGACCCGCAAGTCGCATATAAGATGAGTCTGCCATACATCGAAAAGGCAATACAAGCCGAACAGAACGGAGGAAACGCCAATGGAAACGGAAGTGGAAACCAGACCGGCAATCCGGATGACAACCAGGGAAATCAAAGCGATTGAGGAAGTTCTTCACCGCCGAAATCAAGCGGAAATCAAGATTGAACAAGGAAAGATTTCCGTCATCGAGATCAAGCGCAAAAAAGTAAATTAAAATAGGAGGTATAACATTGAAACGAAGAACTGTTGCAATTCTGCTGATTGTTTGCTTCGTTATGGCTGTAATGCTTTGCGGATGCTCCGAGGCAGACAAAGTAAACGCCAACATGAGCAAACAGGCAGACTACTTTGAGTGTGAGCGTAAAATCACGGTATACAACGCCAGAACCGATAAGGTCATTCTGGAATGTGAGGGATACATGAGTATTTCCAACAATGCTTCCGGGGAGTTGGTTGTAACTGTGAAAACTGGTGCGAACACATACAAAAAGAACTATATTTATTTGAATACTTATACGCTTTATACTGTGGAGGATATTACTGGAACTCACACAGACCCATACCATTACAAGATGATTTTCCACACAGAGGTTCTACCTGATGTAGAGGTCAGGCCTTAAACATAAATTGACGGCTCCCGGATTGCGGGAGATTACAGCCGAAGGGCTTTCGATACCTGAAATTGGTGTCGGAAGCCCTTCTTTTGTTTTATATGCCGCCGTGGCTCAAGTGGTAGAGTAGCTGATTTGTAATCAGTTGGTTGCAGGTTCGATTCCTGCTGGCGGCCCCAGCCTCCTAAAGGTGACCCGGAAACGGGCAAAGCGGTTCCCTGGCACCGTAAGCCAGGGGCAAATGGGTTGTTAGCTCAGCGGTAGAGCAACGGACTGTTAATCCGTAGGTCACAGGTTCAAATCCTGTACAGCCCTCCATAACGGCAGAGAAGCCGAAAACCGCAAATCGTGCTGGGAGATCAGCCTTGTTAAGCGCAGAAAGGAAGTAAACACCATGGCAAAAATTGACATTCAGAAAATCGCAGGATTCGACACCATGACCCCGGAAGAGAAAATCGCCGCCTTGCAGGGCTTTGACTTCCCTGACCCGGATTATTCCGGCTATGTGAAGAAAGACCTGTACGACAAGGCAGCTTCCGATGTGGCAGCCTGGAAGAAGAAGCACCATGACCTCCTGTCCGAGGACGAACGGAAGAAGCAGGAGGAAGCCGAGAAATGGGCGAACATGGAGCAGGAACTTGCTGGCCTGAAAAAGGAAAAGACGGTTTCCGAGTACAAGGCCAAGCTGGTTTCCCAGGGCTATGACGAAGAACTGGCAACCGCTACCGCTGCGGCTATGGAATCCGGCGATATGGCAACGGTTTTTGCCAACAACCAGAAGTTTTTGGAAGGATATGCCAAAAAGGTGATTGCGGATAAGCTGAAAAGAACGCCCAGAGGCGTGGATGGAACCCCCGGCGGCGCAATGACCAAGGCGGACTTCCTGAAACTCGACACCAAATCCCAGATGGAGTTTATCAAGGACAATCCTGACTGGAAAACAATTTTGAAGTGATTATGGAGGTAAAACATTATGGCTACTTATCTTGGCTTTCCGTTTGACCCTGAGCTGTTTAACTACAACTGGGCAAATGCGAAAGACCCCACCCTGACCGCTATGTTTGAGAGCGGCGCTGTCGCCCCGAACGCAGAGCTGGCGAGCCTGATTTCCAACGGCTCTGACTTCTACACCCTGCCCTTCTACAAGGTCATCGGCGGTACTCCCGAGAACTACGATGGCGCAACCGACATTACCCTGACCGACCCCGCTGGCGGCGCTCAGAACGGTATCGTGTTCGGTCGTGCGCACGGCTGGAAGGAGAAGGACTTCATCGTTGACTACAACAGCGGTGCAGACCCCATGCAGCAGATCGTGTCTCAAGTTTCCAAGTATTGGCAGAAGCAGCGCCAGTCCATCATGCTGAAAATCCTGAATGCGGTGTTCGGCGTGACCGGCAGCGGCGAGTTTGCCGATTGGGCGAACCACACTACCGACCTGTCTTCCGCTTCCACCACCGTTGCGGACGCTAACAAGATGGGCGCTACCACCATCGGTGACTCTATCCAGAAGGCCGTGGGCGACAATCAGGACGCTTTCCGGCTGGTGTTCATGCACAGTAAGGTTGCCACTAACATGGCTGGCCTGAAGCTGCTGGACTTCCTGAAATACACCGACGCAAACGGTGTGGAACGCCCCCTGCGTATCGGCACGGTGAACGGCATGACGGTTGTCGTAGATGATGGCTGTCCCACCACCGCAGCGGATACTTCCAAGGCAGCGACCTACACCACCTATGTCCTCGGTCTGGGCGCTATCCAGTACGCTCCCGCCCCCGTGAAGGTTCCTTCCGAGCTGACCCGTGACGCGCTCAAGGGAGGCGGCTATGACGCACTGGTGACCCGTATCCGTGAAACCATGCACCCCAATGGTTTCAGCTTCACCAAGCCCACCAGCGGATACACCGCTTCTCCCACGGACGCTCAGCTTGCGGCTACCGCCAACTGGTCTATTGTGGCTGACCCCAAGACGATTGCGCTGGCGAAGATCATCACCAACGGCTAAGGAGGTTCACCATGTTCTATGTTTCTGACGGGAAAGTGTATGTGCGCGAGGAAGATCACTTTCGCAACGTGGGCTTTACCGCAAAGGACAAGGTGATTACCCGGCGCGAACTGGAGAGCACTTCTGTGGTGATGGGGACGGTAGTTGTTGATACCCTCAACGACCCCGTACCGCTCACCCGCGAGGAAGTTATCACCAAGTTTGGTTTATCGGAGAATAACCCCATTCCCGTTATCAGGAAGTCGCGTAAGAACGCGGAAGAATCCGCAGAATGAAAGAAGGTAAGAAACCGTGCTGGAAGCGGAAAAAATCGAACTGGTGAAAGCCATGACGGGAGAAACCAACGAAAGCACGGTTTCTGCCTACCTGGGTCTGGCCGGGAACAAAATTTGCCGCAAGGCGTTTCCCTTTGACCCTACTGTGACAGAGGTCCCGGAACAGTACGGGTTTACCCAGGTGGAAATCGCCGTGTATCTGCTGAACAAGCGAGGTGCAGAAGGGCAGACCAGCCATAGTGAAAACGGCATTTCCCGCTCTTACGAGGACGGAGATGTGCCTCCAACCATGCTGCGGCAAATCGTTCCTATGGCGGGGGTGCTGTGATGAAGACCATGGAGCGGAACAAGGTCGGCTTCTGGTATCTGCTCTACGACCGGAAGGAGCCGGTCAAGGACGAGGACGGCAACGAGACCGGGGAAGAAACCGTTGTCTATCGGGATGCCGTACCCTTCTGGGCAAACGTTTCGGCGGCTACCGGTTCTTCTCAGGTGGAGCAGTTCGGGGCGCTTTCCGGGTACGACAAGGTGATTGTCACAGACGATATGGCCTGCCCTATGGACGAACATTCCGTTCTGTTCCTGGACAAGGGACCGGAGTACGGCGAGGATGGACGGCCACTGTATGACTACATTGTCAAGCGTGTAGCAAAATCCCTGAATTCCATTTCCTACGCCGTGACGAAGGTGAGCGTGTCGTGAGCTACAAGAAAGTTGTGGTGCCCTTGTCGGTGTCTGGCGTTCAAAAGCTACAGGATGAACTGAAAATCTACCGGCGCTGGCAGAAGGAAAGGGCTGTGGAGCTGGCACAGAGGCTTGCCATGCTGGGCGCTTCCGTGGCTTCTATCCGGTTTTCCAGAGCTATCTACACCGGTCCAAAGAACGCCGCCGTTACCGTTGAGGCCATCCCTAATGGCTACAGGGTGAAAGCAAACGGGGAATCCGTGCTGTTCATCGAATTTGGCTCCGGCGTGACCTACGGCAGCGGCCATCCAGAGGCCCAGGAGTTTGGCATGGGGCCAGGTACTTACCCGGACGGTAAAGGCCACTGGAACGACCCCAGAGGCTGGTATTTGCCCAAAGAGAAGGGCGGAGGCCACACATACGGAAATCCTCCTGCAATGCCCATGTATGAGGCTAGAAAACAAATTGAGCAGGAGCTTCCAAGAATCGTCAAGGAGGTATTCAGTCTATGATCGATATTGAGAAACTGGTATACACTCCCATTGCTGAGTCCCTGCGCAAGCGCTTCAAGGGAATCACCGTCTCCGGCGAATATGTGAATGCCCCGCCAAAGTTCCCCTATGTGAGCATCGTAGAGCAGGACAATTATATGTCCACGAACCGGATGGACAGCGGTGGAAGTGAGAAATTCGCCACCGTAATGTACGAGGTAAACGTGTATTCCGACAAGGCAGGAAGCAAGAAGTCCGTATGCCGGGAGATTATTGGGGCTGTGGACGAAATGCTCTACAAACGGAATTTTACAAGGATTTCTCTGTCACCTGTTCCCAATATGGAAAACGGGACAATTTACCGTCTGGTAGCCAGGTATCGGGCGGAGACGGACGGCGGAACAATTTACCGCAGTTAAATATGCTTTACCTTTCCGTAAGGGCGGAAAGAGAGCCGAAGGGCTGCTTCACAGGAGGCAGCCCGTTTTTTATTACAACGAAAGGATGATTAAACATGGCAATTAGCACCTATCGTGTTTTCCTGATGAAAAAGAAGGACGTAGGCACTGACTACGAAAAGCTCATTGACATCAAGGAGTTTCCCGACCTGGGCGGCGACCCTGAAATGCTGGAAACCACTACCCTGTCTGACAATATGCAGACCTACATCGCCGGTATTCAGTCCCTGGATGCCCTGTCCTTTACGGCGAACTACACTCTGGCGGACTACAAGAAGTTGGTTGCCCTTAACGGTAAGACCGAGAGCTACGCTGTGTGGTTCGGCGGCACCGGTGACGGCGAGACCCTGACCCCCACCGGCTCTGACGGCAAGTTCAAGTTCGATGGTCAGCTGACTTGCTACCCCACCGGTGGCGGTGTCAACGAAGTTGTTGACCTGAATATTTCCATTGCGCCCTCTACGCCCATCATTATGGACGATGCGGGTTAAAAAATTAGGAGGTTTTAAGCGATGGCTAAGAAAATTTCTATTCCCTACAACGGCAAGAAGTACGTTCTGGAATTCACCCGGTCTACAGTTTCTGCCATGGAAAAGGCTGGTTTTTCCATCAATGAGTTGAGCGAAAAGCCCGCTACCATGATCCCCATGCTGTTTTCCGGTGCGTTTGCTGCCAATCACCCCAATACCAAGGTGGCTACCATCAACAAGATTTATGACGGTCTGAGCAACAAGTCCGGCCTTGTGAAGGTGCTGACGGAAATGTACTCCGAGGCAGTGTACACCCTGCTCTCTGACGAGGACGAGGAAAACGAGGGAAACCCCGGCTGGGAAGCAGTAGAGTAAGCGATATTCTTCCCACTTTTGGAGGGGGCGGGGCATCCCCTGCCCACTCTTATGCTTACACAGAGATTTTCAACAAGGTATTTCCTTACTACTTAGCAATCGGAATGACCTATGACCAATTCTGGAATCAGGATGTGTGCCTTGTAAAAGCATACCGGGAAGCAGACAAAATCAAGCGTGACTTGCGAAACCAAGACCTGTGGCTACAGGGCGCATACATCTATGAAGCTATACTGGATGCGGCCCCGGTTCTACGGTTTAGCTTTAACAAGAAGCCTCCGAAACCTATTCCCTACCGTGACCAACCTATCGACATTCACATAGGGGCTAGGAAACAGGAGAAAAAGCAAGAAAAGCCGCTCTCTGTTGAAGAAAAGAGTGATAAAAAGGCAAAGGCCATGATGGAAATGTTCATGGTTTCTATCAACAAGAAATTCGAGAAGAAGGGCGGTGGCGACAACGGCTGACAATGTGGAAATGCAGGGCATCGAATTCCAAATCATCAATGACAGCGACGATGCCACCAATAGCATTGAACGCCTTGGGAAAGCCCTTGCAGAGCTGAAAATCAATGTCAAGGGCGGAATTTCCGCCGTGTCGAGAGCCGGAAGCGCAATTTCCAAACTGCGGACCGCTCTGGACGGAATTGATACATCTGGCATTGCCAATAAGCTGAAAGGCGTTTCTGACGCTGTGAACCAGCTGAATATCAGCCCGAACGCAAAGATTTCTTCTTCTCTGCCCAAGAACATTACCGCTTTGAACGCCGCTGTTGCGAACATCCAGCCGGAGAAAATCGTCCAGCTGGGCAATGCCCTACAGGCGGTGGCGAACAGCAGCGGGGCGAAGATTTCCGCAACGCTGCCGAAGAATATTACGGAACTGAATACGGCGCTTGCCGGGATGGATGCAGGTGGAATCGCAAAGTTATCCGGCCTTGGGAGTGGATTAAAGCCTCTTGGGGAGCTAAAAACTGCAAAACTGACTTCGTTTATCACACAACTCGGGAAGCTTCCTGCGGTCATCCAGGAGCTTGACAAGGTGAATTTGAATCAGTTCACCCAGCAGATGGAGGATTTCGCCGAAGCCATCAAGCCTCTTGCGGACGAAATGAACAAGGTTGCCGCCGGGTTCTCCGCATTCCCCACCCGGATTCAACGGCTGATTACCTCCACGGAGCAGTACAACAGCGTTACCAGGAATGCGGCGAAAAATACGGACACCTGGAACCGGGCGCTGAAAACCCTGAGCTTTGCGGCAATTTACCGTGGAGTTTCAAAGTTTTTGGGCAGCGCAATTAACAAGGCTTCCGAGTATCAGGAGGACTTGAACCTGTTTACCGTATCCATGGGGCAATACGCAGAGGAAGCGTATAACTACGCGCAGAAGGTTTCGGAAATCGTTGGCATCGACCCTGCTGAATGGATGCGGAACCAGGGCGTTTTCAACACCATTATCACTGGTTTCGGCGTAGCCGGTGACAAAGCGGCGTTCATGTCCAAGAACCTTACCCAGCTTGCCTATGACCTGTCTTCTTTCTACAACATGGACGTTGCCTCTGCCATGCAGAAGGTGCAGTCTGGTATCGCTGGCGAGTTGGAACCAATGCGGCGGTTGGGCTACGATCTATCCGTTGCCCGGCTAGAACAGGAACGGTTGAATCTTGGCATTGACAAGAGTGTTTCTTCCATGACCCAGGCTGAAAAGTCCCAGCTTCGCTACTATGCCATGATGACCCAGGTCACACAGGTGCAGGGCGATATGGCCAGAACACTTGAACAGCCTGCAAATATGCTCCGTGTGCTGAAAGCGCAGTTTGAACAGTGTGCTAGAGCCATCGGCAACCTGTTTATTCCGATTCTGGTAAAAGTCCTTCCTTTCGCTATAGCTGTTGCAAATGCTCTCAGAGAAATCATTACTGCTATCGCCGGTCTATTTGGCGTGACATTGCAAGCCCCTGACTGGGGAGATTCTTTTGGCGGCGCAACCGCAGGGAGTGGAGCGATTGCCGACAACATGGACAGTGCCGCCGGGTCTGCAAAGGAACTGAAACGCTACCTTGCCGGTTTTGACGAACTGAATGTCCTGCCTGACCAGAACAGCGGTAGCGGTGGAAGTGGCGGCGCAGGAGGCGGAGGTGGAGGGTTAGACTTCGGTGAGCTTCCGGGGTATGACTTCCTGAAAAATGCTGTCACAGAAAATATTGATGCCTGGAAAAAGAAACTGGAGCCTATTGTTTCCTTTGTAAAGGACAATCTGCAAGAAATCCTAAAGCTGGTTGGAACAATCGGCGTTGCGCTTCTTGCGTGGAAGTTGTCAAACGATTTTCTGAATGGAATCATGTCTCTCAAAACCCTTGCAAAGGCTGGCTTGTCTATTCCTCTTACAATCGCCGCAGGAACAATTTTGGCTGCTACTGGATTCAAGATAGAGTTCGATGCCATTAAGAACGCCATTGTGAACGGGCTGAATGGGTTTAACTTCGGAGAAATAATCCTTAGCGGGCTGGGGGCGACCGCTGGCGTTGGGATCATAGGAAAAGGAATCGGACAGCTTATCGTCAAAGCATTTGGCGAAAGTGCTGTAGCAAAAGCAATTACCGCTGGTGGTGGAACAATCAGCACAGGACTGATTGGAGCGGCTATCGGCGGGATTGTGGCTGGAATTCCAATGTTCGTTACTGGCGTATACGATGCCATTATGAACGGTCTGAATGTTCTGAATGGGCTATTGATTCCTGCTGGGTCTACTCTGGCTGGCGCAAGTGTTGGTGCGATTATCGGCTCTCTGGGAGGCCCAATTGGAACCGGAATCGGTGCGATTATCGGACTTGTAATCGGCGGGCTAACGGATTTAGGCATTCTGATTTACCAGAAGTGGGATGAAATTAGTGCTTTCTTTGCACCTGTTGCGGAATGGTTCGATGTAAACGTGGTGCAGCCAATATCTGGCTTCTTCTCCGGGCTTTGGACGGACATTGTTGACACATTTTCTCCTGCTGTTACGTGGTTCTCTGACCTGTGGAAAAGTGTAAGCCAGACATTCGAGGATGTCTTCTATGACATTGGAGTGCTTGTGAGCGGGACGTGGGAAACCATCAAGATTGTTTGGGGAATCGCTTCTGACTGGTTTGAGATGCACATCATTCAGCCTTTATCCAACCTGTTTTCCTCCCTTTGGTCTGGAATTACAGGATGGGCATCAAACACATGGAATTCTATTTGCAATTGGTTCTTGGCTGCATACACCTACATCAATACCTACTTTATATCCCCGTTAAGGTCTGCGGTTGCAACGGTATTTGATGGCCTTGTTGGTGCAGTAAAAGTTGCACTAAACGGAGCAATATCTCTCCTAAATTCCGCATTGAGTTGGATGTTCAGTGGAATAAACGGCATTTTGAGCAGCCTTAGGAATTTTAGCATTGCTGGATACTCCCCGTTTGCAGGGCTGAGAGAAATCAGTGTTCCTCAAATCCCCATGCTTGCCAACGGCGGTTTCGTAGACCAAGGTCAGCTCTTTATCGCCCGTGAAGCCGGTGCAGAAATGGTTGGCTCCATCGGAAGAAGAACGGCGGTTGCCAACAACGACCAGATCGTTGAGGGCATCACCTACGGCGTTCGGGAAGCCAATGACGATGTTGTGACGGCGATTTATGCCGTTGCCCAGCAAGTCATTTCCGAAATGAGAAGCCAGGGCAGCGGAAACGGAAGCGGTGGAGGCTATGACTTTGACCGGGCCGTGTATGAAGCAAACCGCAGAAATGCGAGAGTTTACGGCTAAGAAGAAAGGAGATAAAACGGCATGAAGATGATGCTCAAAATAAATGGCGTGGACTTCATGCCGTTTATCGCCAAACAGGGCGTAAAGTGGCAGAGAAATGACATTGATGCGCCCAATTCCGGCCGAACCATGGACGGCATGATGCAGCGTGGCAGAGTGGCTACCAAGATTCGCCTGGACATTACCTGCCGCCCTCTAAGGGCAGAGGAAGCTATGCTGGTGCTGAATACCATCCTGCCGGAATATGTGTCTGTGGACTACTATGACCCCATGAGCGGAGAGCGGTACGGTGTGACCATGTACTCCAACAATAACCCGGCATCGTTCCTGATCGAAAAGCCGGAAGATGACTGGTGGAGCGGCATTACCTTCCCCCTGATTGAGAGGTGACGGCGGCTTATGCAGGAAACATCGGCACTTTACAAGAAAATCATCCAGGGCGAACACTGGTTTGAAACCTCCGTCACCATCGGTGAATCTGGAAGACTGACGGACGAGCGAGGGGATATTATCACCTTTGGCGGCGATTCTATTCTGGTAGACACCGGCGGCCCGGAATCCGGTTTCCGTGAGGATAGGCTTTTTGAAGTGAACACAAAGGCACCGTTTTTCAAAGATTCCACCCCTTGTGTCGGATCGGCAGTATCCGGGACAGCGAATATTAAAATGATTGCGCCGTTCAATATCCCCAAGAAAGCTAGAATCTGTATCTATTCCAGGGCTGTGAACAACACCGATAAATCGGAGTGGGTGCAGCAAGGCGTTTTCTTCATCGACACGAGAAAGCAAGTCCATGACGAGCGTGGTTTTGATGTGTTGTCTCTGAAAGCTTTTGATGCAATGATGCTTTCAGAAGTTACCTATCCTAGCGATAATCACCACAATTACCCGCTTTTGGACAAGGAAATTGTTCAATTTATTGCGGATAACATGAAAATCAACGCAGACGGTAGCGGCGTTCGTGTAGACCCCAGAACTTGGGAAATTATGACCGCTGGCTATAAGTTCCCTCTCCCTGTTGGGTACTCCATGCGAGAAGTCCTGTGCATGATAGCCGCCGCCTACGCCGGGAACTTCATTATCTCCCCTACAGGAGATTTGCGGCTGGTAAGCATGTTCGATATGCCGCCCGAGACCCGGCACCTTATCACCGAGGACGGCTATAAAATCACATTCGGCGGACTGTACATTCTGGTTTAGGAGGTGGTGCGTACATGGCAGAAAGCTTTAACCTGTTGCGGCGAGTAAAAAGCCTGGATACCGCCCCTGAAACGGACGGATACAGCGGTGTTACGATCTTCGCAGGGCAGGACGAAGAAGGAAACAACATTGAATACTTTGCCGGAGACCGTTCGGGCAAAGTCCTTGAAATCACAAACGAATGGGGTACGCAAGCCCAAGCAGATGCGATTTACAAGAAAATCAGAGGTTTCCGCTACCAGCCCTACAAAGCCGCAGGAACGACCATTGACCCCTCCGTTGAGATTGGCGATGCCGTCACCGTTGCGGATACCTACGGCGGTGTATTCCTCCGGGCAACGGATTACCGGGATACCACCAGCGATTTGGAAGCTCCCTCCAACGAAGAAATTGAACACGAGTTCCAAATCCAGTCCCCCACGAACCGCCAATATGAACGCTTTACCCGGTCTGTGCGGGCTAGCCTGACCATCACGGCAACGAAAATTGCCGCCGAAGTGGAAGCCAGAGAGGAAGCAGACAAAGCCATTCGGGCAACCCTGAGCGTTCAGGCGGATGCTATTAAAGCCAGAGTTGAAAAAACCGTAGGGGATAAAACCTCTGACTTCTGGTGGGACTTGCAAGCGAACAGTTGGAACGTTGGCAGCAAAAATAAAACCATTTTCAGCGTTCAAAAGGGCGGCGCAATTGTTGAGGGCGAAATCCGGGCGACCTCCGGGAAAATCGGCGGGCTTGACATCCAGAAAGATTATCTGTCCTTCAACGGCCAAACCTGGGGCGGTACCAACACCTGGGGCTGTTACCTGGGAACCAACGGCATCCAGCTGGGCCGGAACTTCAAAGTAGACATGGCCGGGAACCTGGAAGCCGCTTCCGGACGATTTACCGGGGAGGTTTACGCCGGGCGTATCAACTACGGCGGTGATGCCGGGCATTTATGGGGAGAAGCAATCTCCGAGGGCAGCGTTTCCGGGGGCTGGGGCGGACAGATTGCCGGTGGAACCATCGGAACGTACAACACCACTGGCGGTATCAACACAAGCCTTGGCTATGCGGACTGGGCTTATGGTGCGCTGAATGGTTGGAATACCGTTGAAAATTTATCAGTTACAAATGGTGGGTTCCAGCTTGGCGGTCGCTATGTACAACGTGCATCTATAGCGTTCAGAGACGGCACAGGGAATACGGTATCTCTTGCCTATCTAACATGGATTTAGTTGGAGGGTTATGATGGAAAAACTGAAAACAGCATCCGGGAAAGCATTTGATTGTGATTATTTCAATCCATGTCAGCCAACCGGGCAATGCAATTTGCGGATCGTAAATGCACAGATTTCCACTGTAGCGGCGGTATTTTCCAATCCGTCCGAAACGGCGCAATTGTGGTGCGGAAGTCAATACGCAGCGAACTACACACGGCTTGTTGCAATCGTGCCTGAATCCGGCGCAATCCGTGTTGTTCTTGGAAAGGAGTAAAAAATGGACGAAATCATCAACCTGTTATCCCGTATCGGCGCAACCATGGAAACCATTTCCGTTGTTGGTATCGACAATCAGGATAAGTTTGTTGGCTGTGCCACAGCCATTAAAACGGTGATTCGAAAGCTGGAACAGCTGTCCGCTGCGGAGAAAAAGGAAGAACCGGAAGGAGTTGACGTAAAGGATGGCTGATAAATCCATAGAGCAGTTAAATGCTGCTGAAAAGGTCTATTTAAGCGACCTGTTTGTGTTGCAGCAATCCGGTACGGCGAAGAAACTGACCGGGCAAGTCCTGAAAAACTGGCTGTTGGAACTGGCCCAGGGCCACGGCGGTATTACCAGTATTGACCTGCAAAGCACCTCCGGGCTGAATAAGACCTACCGCATTACCCTTGCGGATGATACCTATTTTGACATGACCGTTGCAGACGGCAAGGGCATTACCAGTGTTGCCAAGACCGGAACATCCGGGTTGGTTGACACCTACACCATGAAATTTAACGCCGGTTCGGACTTTGTTTTTACCGTGAAAAACGGCGCAAAGGGCGACAAAGGCGATGCCGACCGGCTGTACTTCAAATTCGCTTCCCAGAAGCCCACGGATGCCTCCCATGATATTGGTGACATTCCGGACGAATGGTTGGGCTTTTACGCCGGGACTACACCGCCCTCTGGCTGGCAGGACTACACATGGGTACGGGTGCGGGGCGACAAAGGCGACAAAGGCGACCCGGCCACGCTTACCGGGCGCAGCGTCACCTATATGGTGTCCGATTCGGGCACCATCGTCCCCTCCGGCTCCTGGGTGGCTGATGTCCCCAACGTGCCCCAAGGCAAGTTCCTCTGGACACGCACAGTGCTCACCTTTAACACCGGTAACCCGGTGACAAGCTACTCCGTATCTCGGTTTGGCATTGACGGCACCGGCGCTGTAAATACAGTAAACGCCAAGTCCCCCGATTCCACGGGCAACGTGAAGCTCACCGCCGCCGACATTACCGCCGCCAATGGGCAGAGCATTGAAGCCAATCTGGATGCCAAGGCGGACAAGACCACCACCGTCACGGTGACTCTGACGGTTTCCGGGTGGTCCAGAAACCAGCAGACGGTAGGTGCCGACGGTGTGGAGCTGACCGGCGACGTGCTGGTGTCCCCCGCTCCGGAAAGCATGGCCGCCTATCTGGCGGCGGGCATCTGGTGCAAATCTCAGCAGACCGGCGCGCTGATTTTTGGGTGCAAAACGACACCCACGACGGAAATCGCCGTCGTGGTGAAGCCGATGTAATGGAGGTGGTGGTATGTTCCGGGGGTCAACGCCGACCCATGTTTTTACCCTATCCATCCCCGTGGAGGAGATTCAGGCCCTGCGGCTGACCTACGTCCAGGGCGGCAAAACCGTGCTGGACAAGACGGAGGCCGACGTTAAAATGTCGGGTGAAACCGTGACCCTGCGGCTGACGCAGGAGGAAACGCTGGCCTTCGGAGCCACGGCACCGGTCAATATCCAGCTAAAGGTTTTGACTACCGGAGGTGCGGTGCTGCCGTCGCAAATTTTCCGGGTACACGTGGACGAAATCCTGAACGAGGAGGTGCTGGGATGAGGCTGGATGTACAGTTTTCCTCCGGCACCGAGGCGCTGAAAGTCGAGTTTTCGAAAGGCAACGCCTTTGATGTGGACTTTGGGCAGCTGACGGAGGTCGGCAAGGAGTATGAGCACTACGACGGGAACTACGATGTGGTCCCCGGGCGGGACGGGACCGTCCTGGAGACCCAGGACAAGGTGATGGACGACGACGTGGTTGTTCACCCTATTCCGTTTTTTAAGGTATCAAATCTGCCCGGGGGAACCACCTGCTACATTGGCGGCCCCCAGGATATGGAGATAACAAGGAGGGTAAAACGTGGCAAACAGTAAGATTATTTTTGGCGGAGAGGTCTTAATCGACCTGACCGCCGACACCGTCAAGCCGGAGAAACTGCTGACGGGCATCACCGCCCACGGGGCGGACGGCGAGCCGGTAGTCGGCACCTGCGATTTTGACGCAAACACCCAGGATGCCACCGCCGGAGCGGCGGAAATCCTGAAGGGCAAAACGGCCTACAACAAGGGCGCAAAATTAACCGGCACCATGCCCAATAATGGGGCCGTGGCCGGAACCATCACCACAGCGGACGGCGAGTACACCGTTCCCCAAGGCTATCACGACGGCTCCGGCAAGGTTGGCCTGGATGCCACGGAAAAGGCTAAGCTAATTCCGGCCAACATCCGGCAAGGGGTGAAGGTCCTGGGCATCGTGGGCACCATGTCCGGCACGGAAGGTGCCAAGCCCCAGGCCAAGAGCGTGGTGCCCAGCAAGGCCAAGCAGACGGTGTTGCCGGACAAGGGCTTTAACTACCTGTCTCAGGTGGTGGTTGAGGCCATCCCCTATGCGGAGAGTGCCAACTCGGCGGGAGGCACTACCGTCACCATCGGCTGATAGGAGGTGGCCGGTATGGCCGTAAACGTAGTCAGCTACGCGGGCCGAACCCTGATTGACCTGCGGGATGCCACGGTCACGGCCCCCGTCATCCAGACGGGGTACACGGCCTACGGGGCCGACGGGAAAAAGATAATCGGCACCGGCCCGGAGATTCTGCGCAGGGAGGTCACGCTTTCGGTGGACGGCTGGACGGACGGCCAGCAAACCGTGTCCGTCCCCGGTGTGACGGCGGACAATATGGTCATCGTAGCCGTGGACCGCTGGGGGGTGGCGTGTGTCGCCCAGGGTGCGGGGGCGCTGACCTTTG